TAAGGCTATACATGGTTCCAAGGGTTTTTCCTAACCTATGCCATATATAGTCTTGTAGTACGTGGATACTGGCAATCCTACACAAGTTGAGCGCATATATAAAATCTAGTGGCAATACCACTAGTAAAAATTCACGCACTTGAATCAACTCGTAGGGTTGCCAACGAAATAATCTGTCGATTATTCCGCTACACCGGGCTCTCGGTGTACTAAAACGTCAGTTTTGAAACAAAACTGAAAAAACTATCATACCTGGTCCACAACACCGTATGGTATGATAACTCTCGAAAGAGAGTTTTAACTGGGCGCCAAACCCTGTTCGTAAAAGATTGGTGGAGACAAATAAAACATCATGGAAAAATCTTCACCTGCAGCTACGTACTGGTATACGTAGTAGGGTAACAGCCCTGGTAGACACGTTCCTAACAATTCATAAGAAGGCTGATAGATATCGGCCCCTGTATACACTGTTCCTCGTTTTCCTGGAGCAAAGCGATACTGTGAATAGTAGGGAATTTCATAAGAAGCGATGGGATTAACTTTCGTGGTCCATCGTGTGGCACCAGATATACCACTTGAAAAGCGATTTATGTTCAACAAATCGTATTTCGTGGCAGCTAGGCTGAAAGTAGACGGATAGTTAACAACGTTTTTATTCTCGGAAAAATTACCATTTCCTAGGTTCGAAGGAACTCGAGAAACAGACCATGTAGCGTCAGATATCAAAGGGAAAGTGATATTTGCGTCATTGGTCACGTTGTAAGACGTATCAGACGTATATCTGACGCCACCTCGCCAAGCACCGAAGGCTCGAACGAGATAGTTCATCAACGTCATTCTTGAATACACATAATTTCCAGAACTTGTACTTTCTATTACATTGGAATCGGCTGGTAAAGCCTGTGTGTATCCCGGAGTGAGAGGAAACATGTTTCGTGTAAACTCTATCACTGCGGCTGTACCATTGAATTCATCCTCGTCTACAAGGAGAATTTCGGATAAGTTGTATCTCTTTAGTAACGTTCTAAAAGAGGCTACAGCTTCTCCCATGTGAATTTTATTCACCAATGAATCTGAGGACTGTTTAGGTCCCATAGAATTTATTGTGGGAGGATCAGCAATGGCTACTGAATCAATTTCGAGAGACTGTGGAGAAACGCGATCCTTTGGATCGGCATTATTACGTTCTGGTTCAGGTAAAACATCAACACCCGCTGGGAGCGTTGGAGGTTGAAATCCTAAACGAGAAAGGTAATAGTCTGTAGGTGCTGCAAGCTCGAAGTTATCGCAAGCAGAAACAAAACAGTTAATTTGGATATCGTTATCCACAGTAGAGTTCGGAGATGTCAGTTCATTTACCACGTAAACAGACAACGTACCATTACCATAATTGAAATTCGAACTCTGATATCCCAGTGTACTAGTACTATACGAAGTGGTGCCTTGTCCTAGGCCCAAGTGGGTTCTAAACGGTGTCGTTTGACCCCAACCTACCTCAATGCAGAAATCGTTATGTTCAGCGATATCCACAACTTGAGTGTAAGCCGTATTGTATTCAGCGATGCCAGTTGCAGGAGTTCCAACAGGGTCATAAACGAATTTAAGACGACCTTTGTGAAAACCTGAAGCAACAACTTGAAAACGGTACTTAAGGGATCCTCTCCAAAACTCAAATGGCTGACATGCAAAAGAACAAGCAGGCATATGAAGTTCAGGGAAGGTACCCGGAACGGTGTGAATGATACCAGGATCAACAACAACATTAAAGAGTAAGCTCTCCACAGGAGATCCTAAAGCCCAATCGAAAGTGGTCAAATAAGATTCCCGTGACGCTATCTCGTTGATGACGAGTTCATCCTTAGCATCAACACCTGCCACAGTAGGATCAATGGTCAATTCATTCTTAGTATCAACAGTTAGGCGGAGAATATTCTCACACCCATCAGTATCAGCCATAGATTGTCTTGTCACTGGTTGAAACGGTGTGGTTTCGGGTTGGTACGGTTTTGAGAAACCAAAAAGAGCAGCCATCTTCGCGATGGATCTAGCTCCTATTTCTGTTGCAGTAGCAAAATTACTTATCATAGGTACATTGGATAACGCACCCGCTACTTTCGCCATAACAGAAGCTGGCTTCGAGACAATACCTTTGTATTCCATAGATTGAGGTACAATAGATTCAGGATCTGCCTGAGTAAGAACAGAAAGATGAACATCCTCTGCCCAAGCAAAAATCGAAATAGAAACGGGATCAGTTCCTCCGTTAGCATGTTTCAAAGTTTGCAAGGTAGATAGATGACATCGGCCTAAATCAGACCAACCTCCACTAGGTATGTCTATCATGTTTTTCGGTGTAAAGAATGGTAATAACAATTCACCACCCTGTGATTCCGTAGGGTTCAAATAAATGTGAGGACGCTGGGTAGCTTCCACAAAATCTGCCGTAACTCCTGGCCTGATTAATGTGGTGTTATCCAAATTGAATAACGGTTGATATGACATCAACATCCTTCCATAGTAAAATGAATTACCATTTAACATGACTTTGATTTTGAGCTGTGAGCGCATAAGCTTGAAATTGGCTATACGGTTGATAACCCTTCTATCCTCGAAATATAATTCCCAAGGGTTAAAAGTGATATCTTGCGTTAAACCAGGACCTACTGGCCATTCAATCTCAGCGATCTTAATAGGTCGAGAAAAGAAATTCTGCAATAAAGCATCATCTTTATCACTCGAAGTCCTAAGAGGATCGGTGGCACTGCTAGCTCGGCTATCTTCGAATCCAGGATGTGAATCGGCGAAATCCACATTCTGTTGAGATTCAGAAATAGCTGGTGTTCCTGTCTCGGGACCAGAGTCCCCCATATCCATAGACATTTCAGAACTCTGTGGGTCAACATCTCTCCTTCGCAACGAATTAAAAAAGGAGATAAGTGACATCACAAGAGCAAAACTTGAAATGCTATAGAGCGCCCCATCCAGGGCTGCACGATTTTGAGATTCGTGCTGTCTCTCCGAATTATCGGTTTTCGGACGACCGCTTCCCATCAAAGGGGTACTATTATTAGATACAGGACATAAAAATATATAAACATATAAATAAACGTGATATAAAAATGTAAAATATAAAATGGAGAATAAAAGATGTGCAAAGCCTAAATTCACGTAATTGGTAATCAATTACACATCTAAGTCACAAAGGGGCTCTCCAGGTCCACCTTCATGATAAAAATCCCAATATTGTTTGGCACGATCGGGATCAGTAGCGAGGAGATGAGTGTATGCATTACCAGTAAACGGTAACTTCAATTGTTCTTGAAATGCACTTTCCTCCGAGGAACCGTAATGCTCGTGCCAGCGTTCGACACGGTCCTCATAAGAACAGAATGCAGGTGTTTGAGGCAGATCAGCCTTAACACAAACTTCCTTCATTTGTTCCAGGCGCATGTTATAATGGTCTTTTCCGTAAGCAAACCATTCATGCAAAGCAGTCTCAATGCAAGAAATAGAAACATTTCGTTCAGTTTCACTCTTGGATTTAAGATTGCTATGAAGAGCTTTCCAAATGGAATCTTCAGTAAGCCGTCCAATTGGAACGGGAATACCTTCAATATCATTTGACTGTCTCTTCAAAAAGTCTGCGTCTTCGTCATTCATAAAATCACATGTATTATCACCTTTATCAGGTAAAGTGATTTTAACTCCATGTTTTTCCAGAAACACTCGATATGTTTCGAAGTTAAAATTACGATAATCAGGACGTACAGAACCAAGAAAATCATCGCCATAAGTCATGGCGGCCACACACTCGCGAAAGTCTTGAGCGTGTGGATAGACAGAGAAAAATCCCATGCGAACATAGAAAGATCCAGCTGTACTATTGATATTCACGGTAATGTTATTTCCAGATGTGTTCATGTTGAAAGCCATTATCATGGTTCCATTCCAATCAATGAGAGGGTGCACAATGTCCGCGATCATATTGTTCATGATCTTTAAATCCTCTTCAGAATAACCACCAGCGCGTGCTAAGTCAATATAACTTCGCAACACGGCAGTAGTCATCTGAGAATTCATTCGTACATCGTACTTGGAATAGTCCCAGGCGATAACTTTCTTATCAGCAGCAAACTTTTTAGCGTGGCCCATAAGTTCACACCAATCAGTCGAGAATGAATTAACACCGACTGCACTTTCAGATACCAAAGGATGCAACGACAAAAATCGCGCAATAGGTAAAAAGTACATTCGGATAGCAAGCGAAAGAGCTATAGGAGCAGCTTGAAAAACACGCACTTTAGATTTATCTACAGGAGTAGGTTCATCTTTCAGTGTCGCGGAACACACAGGGTATCCACGTTTTCCATCAGTCCAACAGCTCATTAAGCGAGCAAATTCTTCCTTAACTTCAACGGATGCAATTCGGTCAACAAGTTTTTCTCCTTGTCGAACTTCCTCGAAATGCTTCGTCTTAGGGCCAAAAACCGGAAAACCCATACTTGTTTTCATAATAAGGGCGTCGACAAAACGCTTCCCACTAATTCCCATGATTGATTCCTTCCATGATAATTTGGAGAATTTTTCCGTTTCAGCATAACCTTTCATTAATTCCATTAAAGGTTTTAACCAATCTTTACGAGCTCGTTCGATATCGCTCGGAATAAATTGATCTGCTGGGTTAACTATGTGCTCCAATGTTGCGTTATAAGCCTGCCAATTTGGTGAGAGTTTGGGTGGGCCCCATTTGTTAGGGACTCCACACACCTCTGCCACCGCATCAGAAATAACTGACTTATGTACACAACTTTTCTGAGTAGAACGTAGCTTAGTGGATCCAAGAACTGAAATAGCAGCTTCGGGACCCAAATTAGCAATGTACTTACTACTGGGATGAATTTTGTCTGACACAAGAACATCACGACCTAACTGACGTTTGGGTAGTTCTGTGGATTGCGCCATAATGACAACACCGTCTTGTCGGCCTAGAGATGTAACTCCTTCTAGGTAACGAGACGCAGTTAACGTTTGACAATAGCCTTGACCGTCGGGTGATCCACCGACGTGAAAACCAAGAACTACTGGTTCAGAGCGATCAGCAACTAGCATTCCCATACATGAACCATGCCTAGCCTGAGTTGAGAGATAAGTACCACCGTAAAAGTTCTTATAACGATGGTAAGCTTGTCCCATAGAACAACTCACAGATTCAGAGGCTATAATAGCATCAGCATCCTTCACAAAGAAAGTAGCCATACTATTACCAACAGGTTTAGTTAGGGGTAAATAGCGCCAGTTACTCTTAACATTATCAAGATTTGGTACGTAAACAAGACGTAAATCCAATTCTTGAAAGTTGTAAGAATAAGTGTTGCGATCAGCTTTGAACTTCATTACTCCTCCAGCACCTTTAGACGAACGTCTGACAACACCCTCTACCCAATCGCATGGGGTTTGAGTCATATCAGCATTCGGATAAAAAATATGGTCGGGCATCAGAATCATCCCGTTCTGCAGTGAAACGATGTTACACGCAGTACGAGAACCATCTGATCGTGTAAAAACACACCACCATAGATTTTTGTCTAAAGTTGCGACAGCTTGAGAAGTAGAAGTATGTTTGACGGCAGCAGAGGCTTTATATTCAAAACCAGTACTACCAAACCATTTTTGGAACCAGCCTTTAGATTGATCGATATCATCAGGATTATCCAGAGCTTGAGTCGCTATGCGATTCTTATTCCAGATGTCCATCAACTTAACACCAATAACTAAAGTGGCCGACATAAGAGCGAATTTTGGAACAGATCCGTCTCTAATGGTCTTAACATACTCGGGTAGAGCATCACGCGTTTGCAGATATTCCTGTCTGATAACCATCTTTCTGGCACAATAACCAGCATAAAGAAAACAACCAGCAGCAGTACTACCTATAGCAGACGCAGCTCCAATCGTCCAATCTCTTTTGTAAGCAGCATAACCAAAGCTTGCTGAAGAGAGGAACGCTGCCCGCTGCAGATGACGTCGCATGTCATACATAGCAGCGGAAGTTTGCCAACCTTCCACAGCACCTTGAAAGTACTTAGTTTTGTGGAACCAGGTTGGGGCGAGTGCAGCTATCCACGGGGTAGCGTAAGTATTGAGATCTTGTTTAATTT